CTGAAATTGTGACGCCGTTACTTTTCCTAGTACATAGAGATTTGAGCCGGTCGGGGGATTTACCAAAGTTCCTATAGAAACTCCATTTGGATATGCAACATTTCCCAAGTTGCTTGTCCATTGGGACGACGTAATTGCTACGTTGGCCGCTGATATAACTCTCCCGTACTGGTCTATAGTTCCCTGAAAGACATTGGCACTTGAACCCCATGTCCCGTTTGCGGACGATGCCAATGGAAGATTTGTATTTGATATAGAATTTACAAAAGTTAAATTTGTAAAACGAGCATTCGTAGAGACTATATTGTTTAGGGCATTTCCTCCGCCCATAAAATATGTGTTAGTCGTTATGTTTCCGGTTGAATATAGGCCCAACAATGTCCCGACACTTGTTATGTTTGAGGCATTTACGTTGTATAGGGCCGACCCATCTCCTGAAACCATTAGGGCCCCTGAAATAGTAATATTAGGCGGCGGGGTCTTGAGTACGATATTATAATTTCCATTGGCGATTCCGTCGCACATCTATTAGTATTGGGGAAAAAAACCCTTACGAACGCCGTCTCCCAAAGAATATGATAAAAAGGCCCAAAATAAGAGCCGCGACCATTACATACATCTTCTGGCGTTCCCCAGAATCCCATGCGACCGGAGGTGGGAGACTATCGGGGCGCTCTGGCTCTTCAGGGACTAATATGGTCTCGAACCGAAGTAGAAACATGTTTCGGCCCATGTCTTGCCCGATGAAATTGTCATAAAAGAGTGAGCCGTCTTGGGCCTTTTTCCAGGATATCGTTAACCTGTCTATGCTATCTATGCGAGATGGATACTCGGTGGCGATCTTATAATTTTGGGAGTAAAATTCGTTATTATAAGTGAAGCTCGTATTTGAAAAGGTCGAGGCGTTCGAGGCGAGCGATGTCGCCGCCTTGACTGGTACAAAGGCAAATGCGCCCGAATAGGAGTTCGAGTTCGGAACGGCAATAGCGTTCGATTTCGTCGTGAGGGCCGATGCGACGAGTGTCTGGGTCGACCGGAGCTCGACTATATCCAAAGTCAGATACTGCGAACTGAAGACGTTTGGCAACATGGCCGAGACAAGCTCGACCTTGCTGATGTTATGAATTGGCGTCGTCAGAAATAGAGTATATGAATTTGAATTTGGAAATAGGGTCTGATTACGATTACTGGAATCTACATAGACGATGTAGTCCATTCTAATAGGGCTTTTGAAAATTACTTCTCGAGCAGAGACCCACCGACGCCATCGGCGATCGCATAGTCGCGCATTTCGTCCTTGACGTACTCGCCCGAGTTACACAGGCCACCTGGGGTCAGGCCGCTCGTGTAGTATGCGGCCGTGTTGGATGGACCCGGCACGCAATCCAGGGACGGGTTGATGTCGAAGATGCTCGAGGGGTCCGAGCTGACGTTGGGACCTGGGGTGATCACGAGAGGAGACGGCTCGTAGGACGAGGTGGACACACGCCCACCGCCCTGGATCAGGATAACCAGGATAGCCAGTAGAAGACCAATGATGGTCGCATGGATCATCATCTTACCGAACTTGAATGCCATTTGCTTTTTGGCAATATTTTTTCCTGACCCAGATTCAACTTGCGTTAAAGCCAGCGAGCACTTTTCTACAAAACTTGTAGATGGAGTTTTCTTTTGACACGAATGAGGGAAAGTCTTTGTCTATGAATGACGATGAAACAAAGTTGCTTGATGAGATTTCATTTGCGGTCCCTGAGAGAAAGTCGGTTCCCCTGAAGGCCAAGCCTTCCCGCCCTAGTCCTTTTGCTAAGCGTGCTCCTGGGCCTCGGGAAAATTTCACACCCGACGAGGGTCTGGATATGTTTATGAATCCAGGGAAGCGTACGGCGCCTCCTCCGCCCATGGCCGAGGAGTTTGATGGCGGTGAGGATGAGGAGGAGTATGGCGAGGAGGGTGGTCCCGAAGGTCAGGAGGGGTTCCAGGGTTCGGGGTCGAATGTGCCGTCAGAGGGATACAAGTCAATCGAGGATGAGAAGGCCGATCTCTTGAACAAGATTTCCCGTCTGAACAAGAAGGGTATCCAGTCGAGCCAGCGTCTGACGATCTACAGTGACATTGAGGAGATTCGCACGGAGTACAAGCGGATGACGTATGGTATCGAGGTCGAGCGTTCTATCAAGTTCCAGCGCCGTATGCTTGTGGCGTGCGTGACCGGCCTGGAGTTTCTTAACGACAAGTTCGACCCGTTCGATTTGGAGCTCAATGGTTGGTCCCAGAATTGTATGGAGAATGTCGAGGACTATGATGGTGTCTTTGAGGAGCTCCATAACAAGTACAAGACGAAGATTCAGATGGCCCCCGAGGTCAAGCTGATTATGATGGTCGGCGGCTCTGCGATGATGTTCCACCTGACCAACTCGATGTTCAAGGCGGCCGTCCCCAATATGACACAGGTTATGCAGCAGAACCCAGGACTCCAGCAGAACATGATGGATGCCGTGATGCGCAGCCAGGGAGGCGCACCTTCATCAGGCCAGCGTGATATGAAGGGACCCGGTATGGACTTTGGGTCCCTGATGAATATGATGGGACCTCCTCAGCCAGTTCAGACGCGCCCTGGACGCTCGGCCGAGACAGAGTCGGTCTCGGACATCGTGAGTGTCGATGAGGGAGACCCGGATACACGCGAGGTAAAGGTCGGAGCCTCCAAGAAGCGCGGACCGAAGGGCAAGGGGAAGAAGGAGGTGAGTTTGTGAGAAGTCTTCTGAAAGTCCCATGGGACAAGTCCTTCGGACTTGGCAAAAAAATCTAAAGTAAAAATAGGGAATGGGACTATCATATGCACCATTCGACGATAAATGGGCCGCAAAGCCCCCTGCGTACAGACCAGAACCTCAGGTGGGAGCGAGACGGGTCCCCACCTCAGATAACACTGAGTGTAATTATATAGTTTTGGGTTTTGTTGCGAGCATTATCCTGATGAATATCATGGATTCGCTTAGGCGTTAAAGACCAGTCGCGAAGCGACTGTGATACATCAAGTTTGCGAGTCACAAGTCCTTCGGACTTGGTCCGTTTACTTATTCGCTGACGTCTGATAGACGTCGGGCATCTGATAAAACGAACACGCGCACGCTTTCCGCGTCGCGATGTCAATCAGATCCTTTTCAATGGCAGCATTGATGCGGATCTGATCGGCCAGGGCTTGCTGAGTAATCTCTCCAGGAGTAAGGTCCATTTATTATAGTTTGATATTTTAATATGAGATAAATATAAATGTACGACTGGGAGCGCATCGCACTCTGGATCGTCGTACTTTTGATGGCCCTGAAAATCTTCATGGGGTCTCAGATGTCTTTCTATACAGCACCTACGCCTCTCGGCATCATGGACCTCGCCGAGTTCAAGGGTATTCCGGATGAAATAAAGCAGATGTATCAGGACATTATTCTGAATAAGATTATGCCGGCCATCAACGGTATGGGTACTAGGGCATGGACCAGTGTCTCTCCCACGATTAAACAGCAAATCAAGACTGAGATGAATACATGGGCCAATGCTGTCGTTACCCAGGTCAATGCATCTAATCCAGTTATTTCTGGTAAGTAATATAAATGAACGTATCGAGTTTACCCACAATGCCGACACTTCCATCCTTCGGCTCCGTGTCAGGTTTGCCGTCATTGCCGCTCCCTCCAACTACATCCATCTTACGACCATCTTCAGGCCAGCCCGCCCCGCCACCTGGCGTCGAGGCAGCACCACCCATCTTCCGATCATATTCGGGGTTGGGCGATACGACCCCGCCGCCGGCACCAGCACCAGCAGAAGAGTCGACCGGTCTTGCTTATTACTGGTATGTATTGATTGTGATTTTATTTCTGCTCGCTCTTGGGGGTGGATACTACTTCATGAAAAAGAAACTATATAAATAAGCACTTTCCTTTACCAAATACCTCGACCGGCTCTCCCCCGGCTATTTCGAATCCGGATGCCTTGTAGATAGCCATTCTCTTACGTGCCATAGAGTGAAAAACCGACCAATGGTCCACGATGTCATATATTAATGGGTTATTCAGTTTACCGGGAGTTTCTCGCATAATACGCCCGATAGCCTGTGTTATATCAGATTTTGGACTGGCCAAGATGATCGTGTCTAGGACCGGAATATCCAGTCCCTCCTGGGCCATGGCAAACGTCCCTATGATGATTCGCTTTCGGGAGGACTCATCGAGCTGGGCTTCTTTGAGACCACCATAATACAGACCACTCAGTTCTGTTCCAAAATTGGCCAAGAGAAACTGACAATGTTCCCTCCGGTCCGAGAGGATCAGGACCCTTCGACCTCCCTCGGCTGCCTCCCTTGCAATTTTGATTATAAATTCATTTCTTCTGGGAAGGTCCGTGACGTCCGTGACCATCTGGGCCATGTTGATCTTCCCGAACCTGGTGACCGGTGGGGACTCTTTGAAAGCCGGGTCCTTGTAGGCGATGACCTCGACCTTTGTCGTCTTCTGATTCTCCCGTTGGACCCTGAAAAACTCGGGGCCCAGGAACCAGTAAAGGATACGGGTCAGACCATCCTTGCGCTCGGGAGTTGCTGTGAGTCCCAGGGTATACTTTGGGCAAAAACGAAACATGGCTTGGGAGAAGGCAGCCGCACCTATGTGGTGGGCCTCATCCACAATTAAGAACCCAAATTGATCAAAGGTCCGAGAGGGCAAGGCATCCTCCCCCCGGCTACACAGGGTCTGGATCATGGCAATAACAAAGTCCTTGTCGGTATCACAGGTTCCCTGTTGTATACGGCCTATGGTGGCACCCGGACAGAACTGCTGGATGCGATCCCGCCACTGGTTCGCCAGGAACTCTTTGTGGACCACTATGAGTGTCCGGAGTTTCAGATGTGCCGAAAAAGCCAGGGCCATTGCAGTTTTCCCGGCACCCGGGAATAGGGACAGGACGCCACCACCTGTCTCTTGGAAGGATTTGAGTCCAGCCTCAAAGGCTGCCGGCTGCATGTCTCGCAATTTTCCAACAAAATTGAGGTGGCCACAAGAAACAGGAGTCCTCCTGGAATCTTTGGAGGGGGCGCCGAAGCGATCGAGAGCCCAGTACCTTGGAACAAGAAGGGGAGCATCTTTCGTTGGGCCGACCCGAAAAACTTTGAAGGACGTCCCAATGGCCTCATTCGTCAATGGTCTAACAGTGAGTTCTTTTTTTATATCAGGTGAATTTTGGATCAAAATTCCATTTCGTGAGAGGGTCCCGGACATACTTATACCTCGGCTATACTCTCTAATACCAAATATTTTTCACCATCCCACATTTTGTACCCTATTGTCACCTCGGCCTCGTCACCCCTTTGAAACTCCTGGACGGTCTTCAGACCCTGGATCTTACACATGACCCGGCCATATCTGAATTGTATCTTGGTTCGGACAATTCTATTTTCGATCCTAAATTCAATATACTTCCGTCCGTCCCAGTCGTAGTAAGGAGTCTCGATGATGGCTTTCATATTCTCATAACATCTGAATATTTTATATATTATATACTAAGAGATGCTGAGCAAAGGAGCAATATTGGGAATCGTCATACTCTGTGTGCTCGTGTGTATAGGGACTATACTGGGCGTCTACTTTGGGGGTGTCGCGTGTCCAAGTTTTGGGTCTGATTGTAAAAGTGATACTCCATCCTCTCCCGTACCTCCAGGCGGAGCCGGAGGAAGCGGAAGTCCAGGAGCCGGAGGAAGCGGAAGTCCAGGAGCCGGAGGAAGCGGAAGTCCAGGCTCGTGTGCAGGTGCAGGAGAGCCCGCATATGATGCTGATAGCAACAATATTTGCTGTGACGGAAATACAGCAGACAATGACGGAAACTGCATATCGACATCGCCGGCACCTTCTCCTTCGCCGGCACCTTCTCCTTCGCCGGCACCTTCTCCTTCGCCGGCACCTTCACCGATCACTGGTTATTCTCCAAGCCCGTCTCCAGCAGCTGTGCACACCCCAGTAAACTGCGCTGGTACTTGGGGTTCCTGTTCTGTGACTTGTGGGAACGGGACACAAAATTGGCAAATTACGACACCGGCCGCATACGGCGGTGAGGTGTGTAAGGATTCTTCCGGAACGGCCCTTACGACCACTGATAACACATTGACCGCCGCGGGAACTAAGACGTGCTCTGGTCCTGCGTGTGCTGCCGACTGCCTCGGCTCCTGGAGTACCTTGAGTGCGTGTTCGGCAACATGCGGAACTGGTACGCAGACCCGAACGTTTACGGCGACAAGACAGGCCGCATCAGGTGGTCAGGCATGTGAATCCAAGTATGGCGCGAATGCTCATTATCCCTCATCGACTGAGAGCATCAATTGCTCGAACCTTCCCGCGTGTAATGTTCCTACAAATTGCGCAGGGCACTGGAGTAACTGGGGTTCTTGCTCACAGACGTGTAATGCGACCGGTCACACTGGCGGCGGAACGCAGACCAGGACGTATACAATTGACACACGCGCGGCGAACGGAGGCGCGGTCTGTAAGGATACTGACGGGACCGCTCTCACGGATGCCTCGAACAACCTGACGGCCGCAGCGACATCGACCGCCAAGGCTTCGCAGAGCGGGTGCAATAATGTCGGGTGTTGCGCGACGACTACGGTTGGTGCATGGAGACTTATTAATGCTCCGACGTGTAATTCAACTGGCGCACCTACACAAGTTTGGGCACGTGATATTATGTGGGCAAATGCTCAGGCCGCAATTGCTGCGGGATGCTCTATTCCACAGACCGCGACTACACTTTCGGCGGCCGACAATGGTCTGGGCGCATGCCCATCGGTGGATCCGGGCAGCGGAACGTGCTCGAATGGACTGGCTTGGTCGGCCGGGCCTCTATCGAGTATCTGTGCGCTTTCGCCGTCAAGTATGGCAGCCACAATAACATGTCCGGGGAGCGGAATGACATATAATTCATCAACAGGTAAGTGTGAGAAGTCTTGTCCTTCTAAGATCTTGACGCAGCTAGCAGGGCAGCCCCCCTCAGTGCTGAGCTGCAGTAGTAACTATACTAGCTGTTAAAAAAATAGTTCATATTATAAATGAATCAACTCAACTTGGGTATTGCACTTCTGATTATGATTGTTGCCATTCTTATTCTAAAGAAAGTCTCGTTCATGGGGAACCCTCAGGTCTCGGTGACATGCCCCGCCTTTACCATGGCGGTAGTTCCCACATCTATCACCTGCCCTACAGGTTACACGCTCAGTGGCACTACGTGTACGGCTGTCCGAGGAACCCCTAACAATCTTGCATGTAATACCCCATATTTTACAGGAAATAATGCATCAAATAAGTGCGAGCCGACTACTTATGGAAAAGGGGCGCCGCCCGTCTAGACTGGGGGCGGGCCTGGAGTTTGTATTTCTTGGTGACCAAAGAAAGGGTCTTGGGTCAAACGATTAAATGCCTGTTCGGTCGTCAGACCCTGGTCGATCAGAGCCTTGATAATCTCAGACGTCACTTTACCTTGGGAAAGCATCGTCTTAATAGTCTGGGAATACTGATCCTGGACGACCAGCCCGGGAGCGCTTGGACTCGGCATCTCTCCGGATGCGTAGCCCGAGACGTATTTGAAAAGCACGAGAGCGATAACAATCGCAACGAGAACCAAAATGATCAACTTCATTTTACAAGGAGCTTATATTTTTTTATGAGTTCCTTATAGGATGCCAACGTACACGTCGGTAAGTCAGGCAGTTTATCATCCAGATATAGATGATAGTCATAAGTGCGATGCGGGCCAGTCTGGATATTCTGAAAAACACAGAGATTGTGATGGTTCCACACAAGAACCAATGAATCATGGTAATACTTGTGGTGAGTTGGATCAATCGAGTGGTAGGTCCCAGTGTTTAAGAAATTCAAAATTTTCAGTTGGAGGCGCCAAGTATTGCCCCCAGGGTGCGACAGCCATAGGAACCATCACTGGTTTGAGCTACGACGGGAGTTTACCACCTAATATCACCTGTACATATAGTGCCGTCACGGCTCCGGCCGACCAGCTGACCGGTGTGTTCGATACAAATACGATCAATGCGATCAAGTCGAACAGGTGTGGTGCTCAGAACTTTCATGACCTCACGGCCGGAACGTATGCAAATGAGTGTGAGACATACTATGACAAAAGTTTGATTCATGAAATTCTTCTAAGAATTGAAGCCATGTCGGGAGGTCAGAGTCACTGGATCGGAGACCCATCGGCCGTGAGTTATATTAATAACGTCTTTCGTAATACGATATCCATCCGAGGGAGGGCACTCGCCGTGACTCCAGCGAATCTCTCACAGGCCAAGGCTCTTGTGTCGACCGCTTGCGCCAAGTACCCTAAGAACCATCTCTGTGGATGCTACAACGTGACCAAATACAAGGATCAATGTTCTGAACACTCGGACATTGCCGGATGTAGCGACTGGGTATCTGGGAATGCGAAGCTCACGAGCCTTGGAGCGAGCATAAATCAGGTAGCACCGGCAAACTATTTCTGTCAATCATCGTCGTGTATAGATGCTCTGAGCGCCGACTCTGCGGTTTTGCCTGTGGCAGCCCAGACGTGCGAGCAGAATATTGAGGCGTGTATTCTAGACCTTTCGAATTCTACACTGAATAATTCGACACTTTCTTCAAGTTGTAATAACGTTATTAATAGCGGCGGCGGCGGAGGCGGCGGCGGAGGCGGGTCCCCAAGCCCTGATTCGCGCCTTCCTCTGCCTTTCTTAGGAGGTATACTTACAACCAGCACATCGCAATGGATAGGAATTGTGATGTGCATTTTGCTGGTTTTGTTAGTGATTGGTGGATTCTTAATTCTTTGATTAGTTATTTCCTCCATTATTGCCGCCTCCACCGGACTTGGCCTTGAGGAGCATGGGAAGAGCAATAATAGCCCCGATGATTACGCAACAAATTATCAAACCGATAATTCCCCATATACCGGTGAGAGCTTTCACGAGATCGTCCAGACCCGCGTTCTTCTGTGTTGCGGTCTGCTTAAGGTCGGTAATGGCCGAATTTAAGACGCTGTTCTTCTGCATCTGCGAGGTGATGGCGTCGGCGATACCCTTCGCCGTGATGTTCTGAAGAACATTCTGGTCCAACTCGAAATCATACTCTCCCGCGTTGCGATACTGGGGATCACACTGCATCCAAAGCGATGACGAATTGATGTCCTGGTTGCTGAGCGCTTTGGCAAAGATGTTCTGGACGGTCGATGAAGACATCGTGGTTGAGATAACCGTGTTCGATTCATTTACGACATCGGAAACCGCGTTCGCGCTGTTTGCAAAAGAGGGCGAAAGGAACCCGTTCTGCTGGGTCGCCGCCTGCTCAATTTTATTCTTCATTTCGTTCTGCAGTTTGTTCGTGAGATCCTGTTGATTTTGAACTGATAAAGTCCCTGACGCTGAAGCAGTTACTGATGCACCCTGAGATGCCTTTACTCGACACCCGTTAAAAGTCGAGCCACTAAGATTAATCGTCTGCTTCGTTCCGCCCGTGGCACTCACATTTTGGTTAAGGGAAGACATAAAATTGGTCGAAACGTCTGTCAGAAACTTATTCGTCACGGACGATTTCGTCGATGACTGATTTCCTCCCATTGCTATTCTACAATATTTTTACTTTAAGACCTCGGCCGTAGTTTCGCTACAATGAAGCTCGTCTTTTGCCTACCAGGAAAGTCCTATGACCGGCAGTTTCTTCTGGCCTGGTCTGATCTCCTCATGCAGGCTTCTGCAAAGGGGCATCAGGTTATGATTTCGCAGCAGTACTCATCGGTCGTGCATTTTGCCCGAGCCAAGTGCCTCGGGGGCGACGTCCTCAAAGGTCCGGATCAGAAGCCCTTCCAGGGAGAGGTCGAGTACGATGCCATGATGTGGATTGACTCGGACGTGGTCTTCAAGCCCGAGGATTTTTTCAATCTCCTCGAGAGCCCCCACGACGTCACGGCCGGCCTGTATATGATGGAGGACCTCCAGCATTTTGCTACCGTCCCGGAGTGGAATGAGGACTTCTTCACCAAGACTGGAACCTTCAAGTTCCTTCGGCCTGAGGATATTGAGACCGGGCAAGACTCGTCAGAGTCTCGCTACAAGCCGGTCGCCTACACCGGTATGGGCTGGATGCTTGTCCGTAAGGGTGTCGTCGAATCTATCAAGTACCCGTGGTTCCACTCGGAACTGCAGTCTGTTGGGGGGTTGACCGACATGAACTCTGAGGATGTCTCCTTCTGTCGGGCGATTCAGGCCGCCGGTCATCAAATCCATGTCGACACCAAGATTCGCGTCGGACACCAGAAGTTGCTGGTTATCTAGATTCCAAATTCAGCCTTCAACTCTTCGATTGAATGATAATATCTCGCGAGGTCCTTTCTGAACCGCGCATCCTGCTTTGCATTGGTCTTGACCAGCCAAGCAAGATTGGCCTTCGAGTACTTTGTCCGAGTCTGATTGTCAGTGGGCTTTCGCGGGGAGACCTTCTTGGGTTTTGCCGGGGTCGCTGGCGCCTCGGGCCTTTTGTTTATAAACGACAGCGATTGCATCAAAGAATCTGCCAAATCATCTTTTTTTGAATGCTTGTCGAAGAATGGAACCCATTCCTTGTTCGGTCCATCGCCCGCGATAAACTCCCTGGCCCGCTCGATCGATGCCTTCTTGCGCTTGGCATACATTGCCTTGCCCGGGCCGGCGCAGTCCGGAATCTTGTGCCGGGCGTCCCAGATGACCACCTCGCGCTCCGACACGAGAAAATACGTATGGAGCAAGTTTTCGATAGCCTTCATACTCCTGTTTTTATCGGGCTGCTTCTCAATGACGACCGTCGAGGCCTCAAGGACCCACGGCTTCTCCTTGAGATGCCGGACCATACACGGAAAGATGCCATCTGCGTGAAGAGGCGGAACTCCCGATACGTCCCATTGATGAATCCTTTTAGTCGTAGGGTGAATTAAACACATTGCTAAATTCTTGATTCCACAATCGATCGATAGAATCATTATATTAATAAAGACTATCAGTTTTAAGCTTGTATGGAATCTGTTCCCCTAGTCTGTTTCTGGTGCGTTCACCCCCTCCCACAACTCCCATGTATTCATTTACCTATTAGATATAATGACAAGACGAAAGTATTCAGGACTATCGGCAACTTTTGCTCGTGGGCTTGTGCCAAGGCATATGCGGTCGATATGGGTTCGGCAAGGGCCGGGGAGATTCAGTCGTTTCTGGCACTCATGAGAATGCAGGCATTCGGCAAATATGTGCCTTTGTGGTCCGCACCGAAGAGGGAGGCACTGGCCTGCTTCGGTGGAACCCTGACAATAGAGGAGTTCAGAACATATGGAGGTCGCGTCGAGCCTCCGAGGGTCCATTATCCTTTCGAAAAGATGTATGTAGTAGAAATTGGTGCGCTCGGTGGAGGAAATGTGGCACGAACGGCAACGACCAATGGTAGCGGCGTTCAGGCATCTTCCAGTTCTGGGGGGCGGCTCAGGGCAATAGAAAACTCTTCGGCCGAGGGTGATACACTCCGTCTCAAGAGAAACAAGCCACTCGTGCGGGCCGAATCAAAGCTAGAGAGTGTATTAGGAATTAAACGGAGGGAGCCGGTGAAGGCACCATAGTCATGGCGACCGGCCCGTTTCCAGAGGCCGACATAGGACTTGGGGACGGGCTCATTACCATGGGCTCCACCATGGGCACTGGAGATCCCGACTCCACCATGGGACTGGGGGACGGGTTCATCATGACCATTGATACCGGAGAACCCGAGTCCATAACGCTCGGTGGCGTCACGCGCGTCTCGAGACCCACACCGATGAGGGCATTGTCTACCGGAAGAGGCGATGGGACGACGGTCGGCCCGCTCTTGTAGTATGACTGCCCTGAAATATATGTCTTGTTAATTTGGACCCGTGCTAATTTTAGAATAAAATAGGCAATCACTAATCCAAGGGCGACAGTCAGTGGCCACATTCTTGAGATGGGCCGAGAAAAAATTCGCGTCTTCCCCATGTCAGGACCATGTGAGGTTTTGAAGAGACAAAAAATCATGGACCACCCCCTCCGCGATTACACCCGTACTCAGTTCGAGAGCCACCTGACCAGTGGTGCGCTTGCACGCAACTGCGAAAGATCCATACTGAACTGGACGGTCAAGAAGTTTCCCAAGTACCACGCCTCGTGGGATAATACTATATTCAGAAATACATACAAGCACAAGGTCCATCATCTCCTGACTGAATTCAGGAGGTCTAGTCAGCTCGCGGATCGGCTCAAGTCAAGGGATCTCGAATCGGCCAAGCTCGCGACCTATAGCCCGGACATTCTGTGGCCGGATGGTCCATACTCTCTCACAATCTTAGCGGCGCGCAAGAAGGACATGGATATGGAGGCCCTAAAGGTCGCAGAGGACAAGGATTACGTGGGTATATTGACGTGTGGGAAGTGCAAGACGAACAAGACGGCCTACTACCAGATGCAGACGCGCTCGGCCGATGAGCCTATGGTGCGTTTATTGTTTAATATCGTTCGCAGAATTAAGTACTGACTCCTTTTTAGACAACATATGCCAGCTGCAATAACTGCGGCCATAGATGGAAGTTTTGAAATTTTATATTAGTCGATAGTACCAATGGGCCCAGTCGCACGTGAGTATCGCCGTCGTCTCGCTATGAAACCCAAGTCTACGCGTTTTATGAATGCCAAGCACCGCGTCATCATGAAGACGGCCCAGGGCAAGTTCATCGTGAAGACTGCCAAGGGTGTCAAGTATAACCCCAAGGCAAAGTTCTACAAGAACCCGGCCGGCTCCACCGTCGCCACCAAGTACGTGAAGAACTTGACCAACATTCCTAGCCCTATCCGTCCCAAGTTTAATCGCAAGGAGCGCAAGAATTCCGGAGCGCCCCGTGGCAAGTATGCCCCCCGTGCGGCAGGTGTGCGTGTTCTGCCCGTCAAGCGCGCTCCCCATATCGGCCCGATGTTCGAGGGCTACGCGCCAAAGCGCCGGGTCGGCCGCCCCCGCAAGTACCTTGTGAGCCCGGGCGGCAACATGGGCCTCGCGAAGCTGTTCGGTGGCAAGCCGGTGCGCAAGGCCAAGAGTCCTCTGGCTCGCCTCATCGCCTCCCTGAACTAGATTATTTTGTTTTGTAATATTACCAGTAAAATGCCTCGTGGACGCCCCGCTGTCGGAAAGGCCCCCACCAAGTTCCTGAACTCCAAGCGCCGTGTGATCTATATGACCGCGGATGGCAAGTATGTCGCCAAGTCCGAGAAGGGCTCGACCGTCTACAACCCCAAGGCGCGCTTCGTGAAGAGCCCGGGTGGCACCGAGCGCAATGTCGCCAACTCCAGCGCGCGTGTGCCGACCGCCATTCGCGCCAAGGCGGTGCGCAAGGTCCGTGCGAATCGTGGCAAGGCTCGCGCGCCCCGTATGTACAAGATGGGCGTCATGGCCGCCTACAAGCATCCTATCGGCCCTAAGCGCGCCCCAGGCCGCCCCCGCAAGTACCGGGTGAGCCCGGGTGGCAATATGGGCCTCGCGAAGCTGTTCGGTGGCAAGCCGGTGCGCAAGGAGCGCAAGCGCCACGAGGGTCTGCCGATCCCGCGCAAGCGCAAGGCCAAGAAGAGCCCTCTGGCTCGCCTCATCGCCTCCCTGAATTAGGTGCGTGAAATATAGATAAAAACACTTCACGAGAAATAAAACAATAGTATGTCACTGGTGCGCGTTTGGACGGACGTGGGCGCCCGCAAACCTGTCTCCCTTCTCGCCAAGATTGTCGAGAAGGACGGCGTTATTTTTACAATTCGGTATTTGTCTGAGTGTGAGGATAAAATTTGGAGATATGAGGAGGATACATATGAGATTGACGATGATTCGATTGCGGAACATCTGAATACAGATCATGAAGACGAAATTGGGTTTGCCCCGACCGATGACGGGTTCGTGAAGGTCCTTGCGGGTGATGATGATGACTACGTCCCGACCGACGAGGATGTATCAGATGAAGAGGAAGAGGAGGTCGAAGAGGAGTTTGAGGAGGAAGAGGAAGAGGAAGAGGACGACTAATTATGTTTGATAATAGTACAATGAATAAGCAGACCCTTCTCTTTTTGGCCCTTTTTCTTCTGACTATTTGGCTTTTATTTTTCCGCAAGACATCCAGCTGCCTTCCATGTGCGGCCGGCGCGCTCGTGGGCTAGTTAAAAAGTCTAGGTTCTTTTTAATAAATGTCCATCACCTCGCGCTTCATCAAGGCTTTCGATCCCGCCAATGAGAGTCACGTCAAGTGGTTCGCTCGCATGACCGATTTGGCCGAGAATATCAGTCCAGATAAGCCAAGTGTTCTTCTGGCCGAGATTAACTTGAACCCTCTCAATATCGAGATCGAACCCCGCGATGCTTTGGACTGGCCCCACATTCACTTCTGTATCGGCGCTGTGTATTCCAAGGCTGTGCTCAAGGGTCTGGCCTTTTTGCCATATAAATCTTAAGTAATAATATAATGGGCATAGTACTCATATTGGTTGTAATTGCCGTTTTGATTGGGATTACCCTGTCTATTTATTTTACTAATATAGTGTGTCCTTTCGGAAAGAGCTGCACAGGCGCGAGGCCGGCAGGGGTGCCCGACCCTGCACCGGCACCTTATCGTGCACCAGCTCCTGCACCCACACCAGCTCCTGCACCGGCACCTTATCGTGCACCAGCTCCTGCACCCACACCAGCTCCTGCACCCGCACCGGCACCCTATCGTGCACCAGCTCCTGCACCGGCACCCTATCGTGCACCAGCTCCTGCACCCACACCGGCTCCTGCACCCGCACCGGCACCTTATCGTGCACCAGCTCCTGCACCTTATCGTGCACCAGCTCCTGCACCGGCACCATTGCCCTATCGCGTTCCGACACCTGCTCCGGCACCTTATCGTGCACCTACAGGAGATCCCTCCGTGGACTTCTTAAATAAATTCTGGTAATAATATAATGGGCCGAATATTATTCATATTGGCTGTAATTGCCGTTTTGCTGGTTATTAGCCTATCCATTTATTTTACTAATATAGCGTGTCCTTTCGGAAGGAGCTGCTCAGGCGCGAGGCCGTCGGGAACGCCACCGCCGTCGGGGTCTCCGTCAGGGACGCCGCAGCCGTCAGGGCCGCCACCTCCTACCGGCGATCCATCCGTGGACTTCTTAAATAAATTCTGGTAATAATATAATATGAACAATACACTGGTCATAATGTTTCTCGTGATCGTGATTGTGTTTATTGTATTAAAGAAAACCACGAGCGGTCTCGCGCCGGCTCCGAGCCCTGCCGCCACCCCTGTAGCCAGCGCAGACTCTACCCTTTCCAAACCCATGTATGATGCGGACGGAAACTATCAAGATGTAGACGTTAATGATTCGACACCAGGTGTTGATTTTAAAAATGGCGTCTCTCTCGATCCAGGAAAACCTTCTTGGGCCGAAGCCAATAAGAACTGCTGGGACAGGGGCAATTGTTATGGTATTCGCCACGATTTTGACGCGAAAAAAACATGGTACCTCACAAAAGATCCCGTGGGAAAGACGCAGACGTCCGATCTATCTGTGCTTACACCCACCGTCCAGTACAACGGAGAATCGTATAGTCTACCTCTGGCCATAGTGGCTCTCAAGAGTGCGTCGGATCCCACGCCTCCTATAAATTGCGAATGGACCGAAAACACCCCGGCCTGTGTCACCCCGGCCTGTGGCGTTTCTGGAACGCCCGTTTCGACGACGTGGACAAAAAGCAGAGAGGCATCGCGTACTGGTACGTGTGCTCCGGCCCCTGCATCTCGGTCAGTGCCGTGTCCCAATGGTACACCTTGTCCGACCCCTTGCGTATGGACCGAAAGTACTCCGGCGTGTGTTGTCCCAAAATGCAACACTCCTGGAACACCCGTTTCGACGACATGGGCAATCACGACCCCTGCCGCAAATGGTGGCACATGTGCCGCTGCGCCCGCATCCAGATCTGTGGCGTGTGCTGCAGGGCCCAAGTGTCCATGGATTCCGTTCGCATCAATAATGGGCGGCGTGCCTAGTTCTCCGGTGGCTGCGCCAGTGCCTGCACCCGCGCCTGTGCGAGCGCCTACTCAGGTTTCAAGCTGCCCCACTGGATATGACCTTAATGGTGCATTGTGTCTTGCCCCATGTCCTAGTGGCCAGAGGGTGTCGCCGTCCAGTGTTCTTTCGTGTGAGAGATCCATTACTACATTTGGTGTCACCAGCTGGATTCTAGCGGGTGTAAGAAATACCATAGCACCGACTATCACGTTTGTCTAACACCCCAATAACTCCTCAAATCGCAATCTATAAAAATCATCAGGCGCGCTGAACGTAAACATATCGCCGGCCAGTGTAAAAGTCTCATTATTTTTAGGCACGATTTCGTCGACCGACATCATGTCTAGAATATTCTTGGTACACTCAACCTTGAGTTCTTCAAGATCCCATACCTGTATATAGAGGTGTTCGAGATCTCGCTCTCCTATCTGGGAGTTAGGAAGAACAAGTAAACCCGATTTAGTATCGGGCCACTCCTTATTGTGGACGTAGTATGTCTCGATCATCTTACTTATAAAAAAGGCATCATCCCATTTCTTGAAACTAATCACTGATGTCCGATCCATATCTTCCATTTTGATTGTAAATGCATCGTTAGGTCTCGTGTGGATAGTATAGTACTTGTTTGGGCGGTCTAAGGTCGGGCGGGGCGGGCGAGCAATAACGAGAGCCATTCCTTATCTAAAATAAGTTTATAATTTTTAAGTGTACGGCCGGCTGCAAAAATTCGTGTCCTTCCTGAGTCAGCCCCCAGGTGCCAAAAAGTCAGGCACCCCAAACTTTCTCCGCCAATCACAAGAACGATGGCGTGCGAGTGCTCTGTGTGCTACTCGGACCTGCGTTCTTCCGCCTGCAAGCTCACGTGCGGACACAGCTTCTGTAATGGCTGTATCAAATCGTGGTACTTGAAGGGCGCCAATGGGAGTGCCTGCCCTATGTGCCGGCGGCCTATCTATTTCTCGGGCTTTCACAAGGTCCGCGAGTCCTGGGACGGCGAAGCCTGGGAGACCAAGTGCACCGAGATTTATGGAGAGGCCCTCGACCAGCTCTTTGAGGAGGCGCAGGATTTTGCCGAAACATTCGGCCCCAAATGGAAGGCCCGGATTTTTCGGGATCTGATCGAGGACTTCAAGGACCTCGACCGGACTCTGCGGGCGCTGCGCGCCTACAATGCGCCGCTGGAAGCAATCGAGGATGCAATCTACAACGACGACTACTATAGCGACCGCCACCTTAACAAGTGGGAATGGGACGACGAGCCGGTCAAAGAACTGGCTCTGCGGTACCCGGGAAAGGCGGGCGCGGCGGGGCGGTGCGGGAAGCGCGGAAGGGCACTCGAGGACGAGTGGGCGACCTTGAATTTTGTTATAGAATTTTAATCAATATTTAATTTTTGACCGGGATGAACGAAACGCGACCCAACGAGTACTAGAATGAAAGGGACGACCACAAAGGTCAGAAGCCGAGATACCTCCGGACTTAGTTTCAGCACTTCCCTGGATCTGTGATACACGGCACCATCTAGAGTCTGATCCCCGACGTCTTCAGCATTGGCATCCTGGACCCAGTCAGATTGGTAATTGAAAATCATAACGAATGACACGTATATGAGGAGGACCCCAATGACCTGGCGGTGATGCACAAACTTTATGGATGGGTCCAGGGAACTGAGCAAGACTATAGATACTAGAATGAGTAGATGTTTTACAAAAAGTCCAATCTCCGGGGAAAGTGTACTTAGCCATCGAAGCCATGGGCGGCTCGTGAAGACGAATCCTAGTGCCGCCATACTCGCCGCGAGGCGAAGGTGTAGCATCCTACTACGTGAGCAGATAAAAAGTTGAATCTTTGTTATATTACAAAATGGAGGCTATTGAGGCTGTTCTTGAGCTTGCGAAGGAGCGCGACCACATTGCTGAGGAGCTGGAGACCTATGAGGACTGGTTCGACGCCCTTATTGGCCGTCATGTGACCCTGACCGTCAAGACCAAGAAGCACACTCGATTCGTGGAATGTGAGGTGACGGAGTTCGTAGAGGGTGAGGGCTGGGAGCTACAGGGCGAGGATGATAGCATTTATGTTATTACTTTCCTTGATTTCGTGAAGGGACTGGTGCAGGTGCACCACTGAAAAGTCCAGTCTGTCTCGCTAAGTCACAACGTCCTTCGGACGTTGGTTCAGTTGCCCATAGACTCGTGTAATTCAATACAAAATTCGTTCAACTTTGGCAAAATTTCATTCGTCCATAACTCATCGTCCCGGTCCACATTGTGACTCTCGACCTGGTTGTTGTACTGCTCGACGAGCCGCGCATGTACAAGACCCAGCATCTGTAGATATACCTGAATCTGAATATTCTCATAATCCACGACACGCTTGAAGAGGCGGTTTGTCCGATTCTTGATCTCGACCAAAGTCCGGTCTCCGTCCGGACCGACCTCAATTCGATCAATCTTTCCGACAATCACAAAGTTGTTGTCGTCCAACTGACACACTGGGATGGTATGGAAGGCGTCATCTCGCTCTAGGCGCACTCCCGTGTCGGCCACGACCTTGTCGGCCGTCCGGTCCTCGGTGCGAGTCCCATGGCTCGTGTAGACCTTGGACCGGATGTGCTCTATGACCTCGGCCTTTTGGGTCTCATTCAATTTTGAATCTAAATTCACCTTTTCCTGAGCCTCCGCAAACACCTTCTGGACCTCATCAGAGGACTTCGTCTTGACACTGACGGCCGAGTTGAGAACTCGCTGGGCGTCCACGGACATCTTGAGAGTCTCCTCGGCCTTGTCCTTCTTTGTCATACCCTTGAAGGTTGCCGGGCTGTACTTCTTCCACATCTCATTGAGAACATCCTGGCGGGGCTTGTACTGATTCCGGCCAATAATTGCCGCAATCTCAGAAGCTTTGAGAACGATACGTGTCATTTTGGTATATAAAAGTTTGCTGCCTCTATATAGCAATGTTGTCCCTCAGAGTCGTGGCTTGCTCGGAACACAAAAATTCAACGTCTCGTCCTCGGCGTGTCCGATTAAATGATATCAAGCGAGCTATTCATCATGCGAAAAACCTCTGCTTCAACTATGAGAATACCCCCGAGTGTCGGAGTGTGTCGAAGAACGTCAATTATCCGAGAAGGTTTCGCCCGAAATCTGACTGACCGCTGGACCAATAATATAGGGAAGAGTTTTGCCTACATGTTTTTTAATTTTGATTCTTAATTGATCCTTGAGGGCCTCCCGGGCATCCTCGACAATGCGATCCATCTCTTCATAATAGGCATCTTCGACCTCGGGAAATTCTTTTACATTGAATATCTGAACTGAACGCAATCTAGGGACAAACTTGTCAAGAACGGCGTTGATTTCAGGTTGGGACAAAAGGGCGCGAAACTTATGTGAGCGGGTACGTGACTTGAGAAAGGCGAATTCCATTCTAAAATTAGAAAAGAAGAAAAATTCATGTCCTCCCCATGTCAGCCATCCAGAGACTCTCACATGGACCCTGTCGGTAAGCGTCAGTCCGCCAAAAAGAACTCTGAACGTTCTGTGTATACACAGAAGGCCGTCCGTGCCAAGGAAGCTCTTCGGCTTAAGAAGAAAACCGCAAATGACGCTCTCGGTCGGAACTCTTTTCAAGTGTCGTCGCACGGCTGGCGAGTGCCTCGAGACGCAACCGGACCCAGAGACGCTCTACGTTATGTGTAAGGATAGGTCCGTATCGGACCCGGGTCGTCCTATCGGAGATCGCCTAACTCAGACTGGCTTCGAGTCTAAGAAGTGTGAAATCGAGATTGTGGGACTCACTCCGGAGGGCAATGGATTCATCGGGTCCCAAGTGCATTACGAGTACTCGCGAGAGATCGCATTCGATGCGACCTCGCGGCACGCCCAGATCACAGATGGAGACGACGATGACGAGGACGAGGTGACCAGTAGCATCTCCTTCTATGTTAAGGACTAGACGTGTGTATAGTGTAAATGAATCCTACTTGCAATAAGTGTATCTACTTTGTCCCGACCAAATATAGTCCCGCGGGATACTGCTCGCGTTACGTGCGTTTTAAGAATCCTGCGGCAAAGTATCCCTTCACCCTCCTTGAATTTTCAGATAAAATTAGAAGTGACGAGACCAAGTGTGGTGAAAAGGGCAAACTATTCGAGTCCCGCGAAAACAACCGATAAAAAATTGAATAGTAGTATTAGGAATGGAAAAGCTCATGTCCCGCCCGTGTGTTCATGTACATTTGGCCGTTCGCCGGGTACAGAGGCACCCGGTGACCCAACGAGCCATGCGGTCCGGGACACTGCTGAAAAAGCATGTGATACGAGGAGCGACCCTTGGTCTCGTGCCAGATGCCCTAAATGATTTTGGGTTACATCATGCCCAGGTGAGCCTAGATGAAGCTTTACATATAGTTCTGGACCAGGCATCAATCAGTGCCATGTCGGCCATAATCGCGATTACTCTGTTGGCTCTGCGCGAGTCAGAGTAAACTTGACGTTTGCTGGTGGATATATGACATTGAATGAAACCCTGAGCCGTCCGGTCTTGTCTCCGACATTGAATCCCTTGTTCGGAATAATATAGTCCTCACGAGGATCTAAAACGCCCCAGTCCGATGTGTCCACCGCTATGGGCCCATCGAAGTGTGGGACCTTGATCTTCTTCCCGTTGACTGAGTCCTCAAATGCAATTTTAGTTGAAAATACAAGATCCAGACCTTGACGTATGAGCTCTGGATGATCTCCGACCTTGATGTGAAATAACAGGTCTCCCGGTTCCTCGTCCTTTTTCAATGGCTGTTCTCCAAGACCATTAACCGTGAGGACATTTCCGGACTCTACACCTTGTGGAATCTTGAGCTCGAGGTTTAGGGTCTCTGTCTTTTTTGTTTTAAAATTGCATGATTTACAGCCGCCCGAAGTTCGGACACCATGACCCTGGCATGCAGGACAGGGTTGCTGGATGGCCATTGGGCCCATCTGTAGGTGAACGACCCCACGTCCATTACACTGGGGACACTTCACCTGGCACTCGAAACAGGGCTTGGTTAGATTGATTCTAAGATTCTTACAGGTTCCTCGGAAAGACTCTTCGAGTGAGATGTGGATATCGTGATCGTGGTTTCCTCGACGGACGGGACCTCTCGGACCTTGCTGGAAACCGAACGGACCACCACCGAACATCTGACTGAAGATGTCGTTCATATTGGGACCTTGGGGTGGTGGCTCAGTCGTGCCGAACTGGTCAAAGTTCTGGCGCTTCTGAGGGTCCGAGAGAATATCATAGGCCCCCTGGACCTTTTTGAATTGCTCTGGATCACCGCCTTTGTCGGGGTGAGTGCGCATTGCGGCTTTTCGGTATGCCTTTTTGACCTCCTCATCCGAGGCACCCCTCTGGATTCCAAGATCCTTGTACGGATCCATTCTAATTTTATATGGAAATTACTCCTTTACTTGGAACGCACACGTTGAAGATTCCGAGCGTAGACAGGGTTGCGCGTGATGGGATTTTTAAACATTTGCTTTTTAGGATCGAACATTAGCAGCTGGTAATTGGTTAATGATCTCCCCACGAGTTTCCCAATTTCAGCGCGAGTAAAATAATTCTTGCGCCCAGTTCCTCTGTTCGTCAACATATAGAATATAGCCTCTTTCATGGGACTGTGTGATATAGGATTTATGTAATTTTTTGGAACTTTGATGGATCTCACTTTTGGGAGAGCGGCGGCGCGGCTCTTGGAAACACGCGACTTTTTGAGTTTTCGCTCGTTCCTCTTTCTGGCATTTTCAGTCGCAGCCTTCTTCAATGTATTTCGATGAGTCTGGATCTTTGCAAGGAGGCGCTCCATATTAACTATTATCTAGATTTTAAACCTGCATAGCCTGACGGTTGTTGCTGCGGGTTTTTGTGTTATTTATCGGTGGAGCTGTTCGTCTCAATGACCGGTTGGCTCTGCTAGAAATAGCGAGAGCTGCCGCCCGACTCCCTTGATTTTCTATAAGAGTCTTCAGGCCCTCGACGACTCGCAGCTTATTCTCCCTCTCTTGCGCGTTCAAAACTTTCATGACGCTTTTCCGCACAACATTTAGAGACGTCTTGAGGTTGGAGAGAACATTCTTCGAAAAACTTCGAACTGTCGCATTCGCGATCCTCTCCAAGTTCACCAGATGAATATCCTTTTTTGGAACAAAATTAGTATTTGAACTGAGAGTGGGAATATTCCACTGATAGGCACCAAGCAAATCGGCACGCTCCTCTATGAATGTCTCCCAAACATTAACTGGACGGGGTGTAGGTACATGGGTATATGCGTTCTGTAAACTAGACATGTAAGCCGATAGATTGGCTGCGGCCGTGTTCGTCAGTATAGGAACAGCCCGGTGTCTATTTAGAATGTTCGCTGTTATTTTAGTAATTCTATTTAGATTCGTATTTGTCGGATTGAGTAAATATTGTTTTTTGAGCTTTTCACGCGCCGTCATGAGCTGAGTCACATTTGCACGAGTCGCTTTGAAGTTGAGAAGGGGCGTCGTACCTGGTTTGACATTCTTTCGCTCTTCTCGTGCTCCAAAATTTCCGTAGGTAGACATATTTATACCATAATTGGCAGGGGTTTTCGTGGAAAGATTACGACGTAGGTTTGACTCGACTCCCTCCGCAACGAGCTGACTCGTGATGGCATCCTGAAGTTTATAAAGTTTGGTAGTTATATTCTTCTGGAAATTGGCTCGTAGATTTCCAATACGTTGGAGTTCGGACAATGGAATTCTCAACATTTTAGAAAGACCCGAGATGGTGAGATAGTCGACATTAGTGGAAGTGTGAGACTCCTGGTAATATGTCGGCTGGCTTGCAAGGAATGGTGAATAATAGAGATGGAACTCTACATTCTTCTCCCCATACCATTTTTTGAATATTTCCGTCGCCTTAATCATTTGAGCCTCTTCAGTCGGTTTCATCACGAGTTGAGTCGAACCAGCCTTGAACTCTATGATGTAAATCTTAATTTTTGGCCCACGTGGATCGATTATGAGATAGTCGAGTTGGACCCAGTTCTGACCTTTTCCATTCTCCAAAATATGAGCCTTAATTCCTGGAGGAATTACTAAATTCACCGTGAAAAAATGACCCCCATACTTGCGCATCGCATCAAATATTGGAGTTCCAGGTTGGATGAAACCAACGTCGCTACAATCCATTGGGAGATTTGGGTTATTTACAATAGCCCCGACGGATTCAAAGTCGTCTCCTTTTCCAGTGTGATAACGCTTGAAAATATAGGCTAAATATGTACCAACCTTTTCCTTCACTGAACTCAGAGCTACATTCTGAAGATTCGCGAAAGGTTTAGTGGTTAAAGTTTGAAATGTCTGGCGGGCGCCTTTAGCAGTGTAAAGATTGGCAGCACTTGGTGGTCTTATAAATGAAGTGTTCACTCGTTCTCGAGAGAGAACATTTCGAGTAGACATCCTACTACTGAACCCAGATAAAAACTTGGGAGCCTTACTAGATATCAAATGTCGTCCGCTTCCGTTTCTCTGATGAAGGCTATTGACCGCGTTGCCGAGCTGAAGGCTGACTTGAAGGAGGCGAATGCCGAGCTCAAGGAGGCCGTGGAGGAGACTGTCATGTACAAGGCTTTCCTGACGGCCATCAAGGAGACCTCCGAGGACAAGATTCCCGAGAAGGCCGCGGCCGCAAACGCGTTCAAGATTGCCCTAGCGATGTTGACCAAGAAGGAGCCCGAGACGGAGGACTAGGCCCGCCAGGACCAGAATTCGTGTCCCGCGCAAGCCAGGATCCGAGAAGTGTAATGAAAAGTAACCAAAACCCGAGTCGTGTCCATATAAGGTCATAATCACCTTATACAACATGTCTCCGAACGCCTACCTCGAGTGGAACTCTGAAACCGGCCTCCTTGAGGGCTTTGACGGAGAGAACAATGAGCCCGTGATGACTCTGACCTACTCAGACTTTGAGGAGTACCTATTCGAGTCTATCACTCCTTCGATGTATCACTGGATGACGACCTTTGTCCTCACGAACCACACCAAGGATGACCTGCGCGATATTGAGATGGGCGATGGCCTCAGTGAAGATCTCATATCGGGCGCGGTCAACGCATATTTCGAAGAGCCCATAAATGTTCGTATCAGCCTCCATGAGGAGACGCTCCAAAACCTCAGGACGGCCCATAATCTTGCCGAGGCCAAGGAGACCGCCGCGATGAACTGGATTCTGGATGACAATGGCCCGTTCGACCCCACGAGCCCTATATATCATGAGATGTGTGAGTTTGTGCGGGGTATGGTCGAGAAATACCGCGTGAAGCGCGAGCGCCTGGCGAACGAACTCGCCGAGGAGGAGCAGTGGCGCGGAGGTCACGAGGCCGGCGCGTCAGACGAGGAGGTGGACTTCGAGATGATTACTGAGTAATTTTGTTTATAAATTGTAATGGAACCAACTTTAAATGTCAAAAAATTGTTTCGAGTCCCTAATCGTCCCTGGCCCGTAGTCAATCGCGGGAATGCTATAGAGCGCGTCCAAAAAATACTCAAGGAAAACCATGTCACAGGAATCCCTACACACTGGCCGAAGATTTACTATGGCCAAGGACGTGCGAACCTTGCCGCGAATAGAACGTACCGAAATACAAACGTAGGTTCCTTGCCCGATGGAGCCTACCTTTATCTTATCGAGTACAGCCCAAACACTAACAGGTACCATAAGAGTTTTGTTCGGGTCCTTGACAAACTTGAGGGTGGGTCTCGGCACTTTCAATTACCGATCAGAAATCAGGGTCGGGTCATTGTGGCCGCGGGTGAACTTTCCAAGGAAGGTCGGGCGATCCGCTTCAACCTTGAGAGTGGGACATATACCCGGAACCTCATGACCAAGACCAAAAATTATATGGGCCATAAAAACTATATAGCTCTTGTCAAAAATGCGCTTCGCAATTCTGTTCCAAAATTGAATTATGTCCCGGACATCCTGGTCCCCCAGATTCCAGGGTCTCTCCAAAACCTCTTGGCCCGGGGTAATGTCAGCTTTTACTTTGGGGATCCCACGAACAAGACCAGACAAAAAGTCATGGCCGACCTCAAGAAGGCCGGGCTGAACACAAATAGTGCGAGTAATTTAATTCGTAAATTGGTGAACCAGGGTCCGGGCAAAAATTCAAGTCCTCCCCGCGCCACAGGTGGGAAAAGAAGAAGCCAGCCAAAGAACAATGGCAACGCCCGGGGCCCGGCGCTACGCCGCAGTGGACGTTCAGCTCGCGGACTTTGAGGATGAGCTTTGGAGGACCCTCGAGTTTCAGTTGTTAGTGAACACAAACCGGACTTTCTGGGAAGAGATGGATGAGCTCGATCAGACTTCCGTTGACGGGATTTATGCAGCCGTAGAGCACGGGTGTCGTGATATGGCCGAGCGTTACAAGAGAACGCCGGTCGCCGATATCTTGAACGTCTTCAAGCATGTACTTGGTATGATGATTCATGTAGGTATGAACGTTCCATGGCCTATGAATCCAGATCTTCACACCGAGAGGGTTCTGGCCAACGCAATGAATGTGATGGACTATTATGCCGCCTTTCGGCCCGAGATGATTCGGGTAAACCATCATGCGCAACTGCTCCAGCGCAACTGGCGCAAGGTAATCACCGACCCGACACATCCCGCTTGCCGTCGCCGGTTGGACGGCGAGTTCGCCGGTCTGTATCAGGCACTAGGAAAATAGATAATGTTGTTTAAAGAATACTCTTATAGTTCTGATAATGTATTGGCAACTTGCTCTCCTTTCTTTATTCCCAGTGATCCCAGTGAACCCTACGTTTTTTCGCATATATGATACTTCTAAGTTTCGTATTGTGTTCGAGTGTGATAGTTTCGAGACTCTGTACGAGTTCGGAATAGAGCTCGTGAAGGAGAATCGTCAGCTTGCCTACGATGTATGGAAGCAGCTTCGCAAGTTTTATTCAGATACTCCGGCGGCTAAGAAACTGGCTTAAGGATCAAGGCCGTGGTAAACGTATAAAATGCCTCCGTTCGCAATCAAGATTGATAAGACCGTCTATGTCGTCGACCCGACCCAGATTCGCTGGATGGAGTATTCTGAGCGCTACCAGGATCTCACACTATTCTATATGAATGGTGGGATGGAGACGCTGAATCACCCCAACATTCGCAAGGTCTACCAGGACCTCCTTTTGCAGTTTAACGTGTTGGACGTGAACAAGTACTAACTTAAGGTCTGTGAGCTTTGTTAAAATACGTAAAATGTTTGAGATTCAGTACATTCAGGAAGGAAAGATTGAAACTATTCCGATAATGTATTACGAGTTTGAAGATGCCAAGAAGGATGCCAACATCTTCAAGCGCGGTCTTGAGAAGAACATCGTTCATTGCAAAACCAAGAAGATTCTCTTGAATATTCCTTCAGATGATTCATATGCCAGTTTTATAAAATTTTGACACTAGATCAAGTTAAGGATATTGTCAGTGTAATTACTATCAAGATGTTGAACGCGCGTAATCTCACTCAGCGTCGCTATATAGATTTGCTTTCGTCCCAAGTCCCCATAGTTATAGGTTCGGGCCCGGCCGGAACCGGCAAGACACTATTGGCGTGTAATGTCGGTTCGAAGACCCTGCAGCGCGGTGGCGTTTCGAAGTTGATCCTGACTCGTCCGGCCGTGAGTGTCGACGAGCAGCACGGGTTTTTGCCCGGAAGTCTGGAGCAGAAAATGAGTCCATGGACCCGTCCCATGTTCGATGCGCTCTCCGTTTACTTTCGTCCCAAGGATATCAAGGCGATGATGGAGGATGGAAAGATTGAGGTCTGCCCCTTGGCATATATGAGAGGCCGTACGTTCGATGATGCTTGGATTATCGGTGATGAGATGCAAAACTCCACCCCGAGTCAGATGAAGATGCTCCTGACTCGGATAGGTTTTAATTCGAAACTGGTTATTGCGGGAGACGTGAATCAGCACGATCGGGGGTTCGAGAATAATGGGCTCTCTGATTTGATTTCAAAATTGAATGATTCTGAGAATATCAAGCACGTCCAGTTTACAGAGTCCGACATTGAGCGGCATGAGGTGATCAAGGAGGTACTTCAGATGTACCAGTAAATTCAAAAATTCGTGTCGAGCCCGAGTCAGGACCTGGAACCTTGGGGATACATTACCCCACAATGGCTTCAAACATCCTCTCAATCCTCACCCGTCTCGAGACTGCTCCCGGACGCCTCGAGAAGGAGGAAATTCTAAAACAAAATTCAGACAATAAGCTTCTCAGGGACACCTTCCGCCTGGCCCTTGACCCGACTATCAATTTCTATATCAAAAAGGTGCCCGAGCCAATTATTTCATCTAACGTGAATAGTCTGGAGCAGGGTCTGAATACGCTCGAGTCTGACCTGGCGACCCGGCGGTTCCGGGGACACGAGGCGATACGGCATCTGGCCTATACTCTTGGGGGTCTGGAGCCTGATGATCGTGAAGTTATCAAGCGGGTTATTGGCCGGGGTCTGAAGTGCGGGGTGAGTGATGGGACGGTCGAAAAGGTCTGGCCGTACCTACGCCTCAGCTACCCCTGTATGCTAGTCAGTTCGATGAACGAAAAGACCAAGCTCAAGTTTCCTATGATGGCCCAGACCAAGATGGATGGTATGCGGTTCAACGCGATTGTTGAGAATGGCGCGGTCACATACCGGTCCCGAAACGGCAAGGAACTCGATCTGAAGGGTGTACTTGATGCTGACTTTCTGGCACGCGCTGATGGGTTCGATGTTATGTTCGATGGTGAGCTTTTGATATGGGGAACAGATGGGAAGCCGGTCGATAGAAAGACGGGGAATGGGCTGCTGACAAAGTTCCAGCGAGATACCGGGACGTTTGAAATTGCGGAGAGAATTCGAGCGGTCATCTGGGACCGCATCCCTCTGTCCGACTTTCGAATGGGCACCTGCGTTATTCCCTGCCAAACTCGGTGGTCTATGATGGTCGCCGGGCCTTCGACCGACAAGGTTCGAGTCGCGAAGACCACTATGGTTAATACAATCAAGGTGGCCCAGGAACTCTATCAGGAGAAGCTAGCCGAAGGTGAGGAGGGGATTATCCTGAAGGATCCTGCGGGTTATTGGGAGGATAAGCGGGTCAAGCACCAGACAAAAATGAAGGCCGAGCTTGAGGCGGATCTCAAGGTGACAGGCTACAACCCTGGTACTGGTAAGTATGTCGGAAAGATTGGATCACTGATAGTCGAGTCGGCCGATGGCAAAGTCCAGACCTCGGTCGGAACGGGTCTTAGCGATGAGCAGCGGTCACTGGACTTTGAGGAATTTTGTTCCAAAATTGTGTCTATCAAGTACAACGCCCTCATCTCGGACAAGAGGACCAATACCAAGAGCTTGTTCCTCCCGGTATTTATCGAGGTCCGGGAAGATAAGGACACCGCAGATATGTTATAAACGTGTAATGAGTCCTAGATATTGGTACTATCGCGGGGAGTTCCCCATTCACGTGCTCGTTTGTCTCTTCCCCCACATGCGTCTCTCTAGAAGTTGTCCCAATTTTCAAAATCTTGTGTAAATATAATGGGTCCTCGGTGGATTTTCATATTTTCATGGTGGGGTTTTGCCCTGTCGGTCCTACGACTCATGGGTCTTTCACCCATCTCACCACTCCTAATTTTGATCTTAAATTGCTTGGGTACCATGGCATTTGTAATTTTGAAGGAAAATATAGGACTCTCGGTGTCCATGTTTCTTCTCTTGATCCACATGCTACCGGTATATTCCTTTCGTAAAGATAGTATTGACATTGTAGGCAGTCTGTTGTTTTTCGGAACCTATTTACTTTATCTCAAATTAAATGGTACAGATATCCAGCAGGTCTACAATAGAATACTATCCGAACCCATGCCGACCATCGGGTCATATATTTCATCAAGGCTAGGTATTTGATCCAGTAAAGTCCATACAGAGTCTGTGCGACAAGCCCCCTCCGCACCTTCCTGATTTGATAAAGATATATGGTAATGAGCGTAGGGCTATGGAGTCTGATGCGAGTCTGGTTTGTGTGGAT